CCCCCCCCCCCTCGCTTTTTTCTTGATTATTTTTCTTTATTTTCCCTGATTCAAACATACTTTACCCTGTTTATCTCATCCGACACCCAGCCAGATACCAAAGCTTGCCACATTTCAATTAAGTAATAATGAGAATCATTTGCTAAGCGGTTTCCTTCAACTTTATCTATTAAATTCATACCACCAGCGAAAGGTTCAACATACCATTGAGCCGGTGTTCTATTTTTTAATTTAATTGGCCATTTTTCTTTTGTAATCCTACTTTTAGAACCCATATACTTCATTATCTTACCTCTCTGATATTTTTGCTTATTGCGCTCTGACTTACTCCTGTGATTTTTGAGACCATGCCTTGCGAAGTCCCCATATCCACAGCATCATGTATAAGCTTGTAGTCAGTGCGACCATCGGCACGAGTATAAAGAATGTTACGAAGGATATCCAAAGTTCCAACATTTAAGTTACCTCCAGTTCTATTTGTCTTTCCAATTAGTCTACTAATCGTTGTGTGTGAAATTGTTCCGTTTGTAATTGCTGATAGCTGCCTACTTGAGAACACTCGATACTTACCAAGATTCCTGACGGCATCCATAAGCGTTTCCTTGCTTACATTCTCCACATTGTCACGAATCCAGATAGCCTCATTGAGAGCCTCGGCAACATACATATCACGCCGTCTATCCATTTGTAATCACCTCCAAATAAGTTTTCTGATTTTCTATTACTTGCTGTATTCTTGCTTGAGAGTAAAGCGCTTGAACCATCTCGTCAAACTCACGCTTACGCTTGTTGCTGAACTTCTTGTATGCTTCTTCGTAACGCACTTTACCACCCTTATCTATAATCATTGTTTCAAGCTTGTCTACATCTCGCTGCCATTCAGAAGCAGAGATTGCATTAGCCATTTGAGTCAAGTTCCAGAACCAGTCCTCAGAGTAGTAAATAGCAGTTAGTAGATGTCGCTCAGTAACCTCTTCTGACCTGTCATACATCGCCAGTAGCACAGCGCACTTCCAGACTGACAGCGCTAGACGCTGGCGTGAAGGCTCGATTGAGTCCTTCTCTGGGTGATTCTCTGTGTAGTTACCCATCTCCCACTTGAACTGATTGAATCGGCGTAGAGCGTTTTCTGTGAGTCGAATTGGTCGAGGGCTTGGTCCACCCTTCTTCTGCCAGAACATGACGCTCTCAGACAATCCCTTAATCATCGATTCAAGAACCTCATCGCGAACTACAACTTCATATTCATCCGCTTGCTGGATGTCTTCCGACTCCTTGGTGCGTGGCGGTGTTGGCGCGGTGACATAGATGAAACGAGCCAAGAAGCCTGACCGGAAGTATTCGGTCGTGAGAACATCGGCAGTCTTGCTGGTGATACCCATTAAATACATCACGAAGTTAGTCTCAGCACGCTCTGTCTGAGCCTTGCCCTTTGACGAGCGAATCGTCACAGGAACATGCCCATCGTAAAGCTCTGTGAAACGCTCCGCAGCCGAAGCCATGTAGGTCTTATTGATGAAGTCCTTGAACATACCCTGAACCTCATCTCTGTGCAGCAAGCTTGTTTGCTTGTCGCGCTCAGAGAGGATTGCGGTAAGACCTTCGGGCGTGGCATCCGAACCAATGTCAATCTGGTAGCCAGAGAACTTCTCGAACTGGCGAACAGCACGAAGCATGAGGTTACGACTGGTTGACTTACGAGTAAGGGTGGTCTCACCCAGCACCATGAACCAGAGGTTCAAACCCATCTTGCCGAACTTTGGCACAGCGTATCCGATGTCTGAAAAGACGCAGGATAGCAATGTGAAAGCACTTGCAATCTGGTAAGCCACAGCACCATCAGTCTTGGACATTGCCCACTGCTTGTATTCGTCAATGAAGTTACTGTTTGACTGAACCATGTGGCGCTCACCTTCGGTTAAGAAGACTGGTCGCTCAAGCTTGGCTGCCGGCTCAATGTCAGTAAGGTCAATCAGCTGTGCGACATCGCCACTCTGGAATGAGACACCAGCACGCTGGACTTCACGCCATAGGTCGCCGTCAGCATCCATGCGCTTAGGGCGGTTAGGCGAGTGATACTTGTTGCACTTAGCACCACGAGCAACCACAAACACTTCTTCAGCAGTTAGACCCTGCTTGAACAAGGCAATCTCAAGCTTCCAAAGAAGCTTAGATAGGTCTGCGCTTGGTCCCGGGTCGCTCAAGTATAACGAAACGATTTCAGGGTTAGACTGAATCTTCGCCATAGTCTTGATTAGCTCAGGCCAGCCGGTAGGCAGTGGCTCAAGCGATAGCTCGCGGATAGGCTCGACCTCAACATCGCCATACACTTCTTCAAGTTGGTCGATGCTGTAAACTACGCCGTTTGTGGTTGCTGTGATGGCGTGGTTAACGCCCTCTTTGCGGTTGACCGAGTTGGGCGTGCGAAGTAGTTTGGTTGTGTTCCAACCTGACTTGTCACAGCCTTGGTGCGCGTGGGCGTAAGCAATCTTCTTTGCAAGCAGAGCAGCGACCTGTGGGTCAACCTCAGACTCAAGCATCCAATAGCAGTGCCAGCGGTTAGGCGAGGTCTGCACAGAGATAGATGGTTCGACTAGAAAGTTTTCTGGCTCACAGGTGTCAGCGTCAGAGTAGATGACATGAACAGTCTTCGCGTTCTCTTTGATTCTACGAGGCGCGTTGAATAAGATAGGGGAGTAGTAGACATCTTCATTACCCTTTAGGGTTGCCAAGGCAACCATAGCATCCTTTTGCTGTGGGTATTCAAAAAACTGCTGGTCGGTGAGTTCTCCTGTAGCACCACGAGTGACGATTGTGGCTAGACCAGTGCTGTCACTGTAGATTGCATCTAGAAAATCACCTGTCTTCATATATCCTCCTTTGAATAGTAGTTATTGTATTGCTGGGGCAGCAGGGCTCGAACCTGCGACATTTCGGTTAACAGCCGAACGCTCTGCCATCTGAGCTATGCCCCATCTGAGCCCCCTACCGGAATCGAACCGATGACATCGATATTACAAGTATCGCGCTCTGCCAACTGAGCTAAGGGGGCATTGTGCCCCGGCTGAGAATCGAACTCAGACTACACGCACAAAGGAGGAGAGCAAAGCGTGCAACGCCAGTGGGGGCGAGTGGCAGTGATTATACAGGATGCCAGCCTGTGCCCATTCGGACTACGCCCAGACATCTCCAGTTGGAGTTGTCGGAGTCGCACCAATCGAAGCCATTAGGTCATTGACGGATGCTGCCTTGTCGAAACCGCTGACTTCGTTGCGGTCATTGCCGTCTTGGTCTTTCCCCACCTTGACACGCACACCAATCGGCTTGCCTGACAATTCCTGTGGAGATGGAACAGCGAATGTCCCAGCGGTGAGGTCGTAACCTAGCGCCTTAAAGAACGCTTGGGTCTTCCAGTAGTCGCCAGCCTTGTAGAGAGCCACATAAGCGAATACTCGGCGGTTCTCGACACCTTCACCAGTCAGTCGGAACTGAATGTTGAAGCGAGGCTTGCCCTCGTTTGGTCCCGACTTAACAGTTTCCTGCTTTACATCGAAGATGGTTGCGTTGTAGCTACCTGCTGGCACAACTGAATAGTCTCCAGATGATGCTGCCGATAGGTCTTCTGCTGTGAAATTAAGTGAAATGCTCACTATTTGTTACCTCCTTGGTTAATTAGTTCGATGATGCCACTCATCGTTGGTGCGTAAATCTTCGGTGGCAGACCGAAGCGGTTCTTGGTTACAAGGCGCTCAGACTGACCGACTACCAACACACGCTGAGGACCATCCTCAGTGTTCTCCACGCCAAGATATCCTACGATGTCTGGAATGGAAGGCAGTGTGCTCTTGAACGAGCCGGGAAGCATTGCAGTGGTCTTGATTGCACCAGTGCTTTCATCCTTGTCGTCTAGAGCGTGGGCAATCAAAATGCTCGTGAACGGCGCGGTGTGCATCGCTCGGAAGATTTCGTTTGCCCAGTTCTTCAAGTCGCCCCACTTGGCGAACTTGTTGTTCTGGTTCTCTGGCTTCTCACCAAAGAACTTCTCGGCTCTGTCCATCACAACACCAATGGTGTCGATGATTACAGTCTTGTATTTGGACTGACCCGATAGTAGCCATGCAGTTACCTGCATGAACTGGTCGTGGGTTATCACGCTAATGACATCCACATTCTTGAAGTCGCGAGCGATAGCAGATGCTCCACCCTCGACATCGATTAGAAGAGTTGGCTCGTAGCCAGCAACTTCTGAGATTGAACCTGCAAGCCAAGTCTTACCTCGACCAGCGTCACCATAGAGCAGGATGCTCTTGGGTGCGTTCAAAGCTTCTGCTTTGTGAATCAGCTTCATAAATGGAAGCTCTGGGAACTCTGTGTTACTGATGATTGTCCTCCTTAGAACTGTTGTTGTGTTGTTGTGAGATGAACATTATACCACACATATTTGATTTTGTAGTCAGATATGTTAGATTCCAATGTTACATTTGTAACAGTTTGCATTGTTAGTGTAGCCATCTGGGTGCACTCCGTTGCGAAGTTCTTCCCAAAGGTTCTCTAGCCGAGACCAGAGTTGCTTGGCAAACTCTTCGTTGTAATCGAAGCCGTAAGCCCAGATGTCATTCTCGTAAGTGCCATCGCGGTTGATAAACACCAGAGTGATACGCTCAATCGGTGTGCCAGAGTTGTTTAGACCCCAAGCATATAACTGAGCCTGACCGACATACTTGTTCAAAGTATACATGCTCTCGCTGTCGTCTTTCAACCCAGCGACAAGATTCTGCAACTTCTTAATCTTAGCACGAGTTGTAGTCTTCCAGTCTAGCAACTGCTTGCTGTGTGGCAGAACCAAGTCCGGCTTAGAGTTTATAGTTCCATAGTCAGGCAGTTCACCTAAGTGAATCTTCTGCTCTACCATCGCATCCTTGAAAGCCTCGTCACCAGTCTGTGCGATTGCGCTCTCTAGGAAAGAGTGCACAGCAGTTCCAATCTTGCCACCCATCCAATACTTCTGCTCGCCTTGTGGCGTGCCCATTAGAGCGTGAGCAAGGTGCTTGGTGCAAGGGTCTGAAATCTGCGATGCTCCGACCTTGCGTTGCTTGTCGCGGTCTGACTCCAACTTGAACAAGCCGGCGGTGAGACTAACCACTTCCATATCACTATAACTCAAATAAACCATCCTCCTCTTTTGTAAAGTTTATTCCACCCCATACACCCCAACTTTCGTCAGCAGCGACTGCGTATTCGTAGCACTGTTTGATGAGAGGGCAATTGTAGCACAACTCCTCAGCTTTGTCAACTGAGACCTGCGATGCCTTGTCTGTATACCATTCCGGACCATTGACGACACAGGGTGTGTCTACCTTGGCTAGCCCATCAAGTAGTATCTGATACTTCTTGCTTGCTTCCTCTGGCAGAGTCATGGCAGCGATTAGTTCGATTAGTCCAGACTTGTCTTTCCTTGGTCGAGCAACTCCACCATTCTTCAGTTTGTTTTGCTGATACTTCTCACGAGCATACTGCTTGCGACATTCACGACAGATGCGTGCGTTATCGTGTGCCCTGATAGAAGTATTTTCATCTGTGAACTCGTGCCCCTTAGAGCAGTGAGTTCCTCGTGGCTTCTTTTTAAACTTGTAGTCTACGATTTGTTGCCTCCTTCTTGATGACATTCACAGCCACACTGATGGTTGGGTATGACCTTCTTGCACAGGGTGTGCTGTCCAGTCATACACCAACCGAACTTAGTCGTCTTGGTTGTCATACCAGTCGAGATTCTCGTATTCAGAATCCCACTTCTCCTTTTGTTTTAGGATGTAGTCAACAATAGCCACCATGATAAGCGTGGAAACAAGTGCAATAACTCCTGCTAAAATCATCTCAGTCATTAGTTATCTCCAGATTGTTCAAACGCGAGACGAGTGATTTCTTCGCTCGCAAGGAGAACTGCGATAGGAGCAGAAGCGGTGATAAGAACACCCACCCAAGCGCGGAAGTCAGCAATACTACCATCCCAGAAAGAAAGAGTATGAGAGATGTTAGCCACGACAGAAACAAAAGCAAACCCCGATAGACCAAGTAAAGTCCTCCAAACTGACTCTCCACGAGCCTTGAATACGATTAGTGATATTGTGTAGGCTAGGATTGCAGCGTCAATGAACACTGCCGGTAGCCATTGCAAGAACTCTGGCAAGCCAGTCCAAGCAGAGACTTCGTAGATGCCACTAAATGACACAGCGAAGGATGTAACCATAAGCAAGGTAACTAGACCAACTGCTGTCGCCAGCACAGGGATGGCATCCGGGTTGATGCGGCGCGACTTTGGTTTCACTTTTTCCTTTACTTCTTCTACGAACTCATTCTTCTTCTCGTCATATGGCTTTTCTACTACTGTGGGAAAGTAATCCACCACATCGTTGAAAAACTCCTCACGAGCTTTCATCTGGTCTTCATTCATAAAACATCTACCTCCAAATCTGTGTTGATTATATCTTGTATCTTAGCACACTTATCTTTGTCTGTCAAGTCGGCTTCCATCGTGGCTTTGATTGCTACCATTTTAGCACGAGCCTCTGACATTTCTACCCACTCAGCATACTCCTCTGGGGAATACTGTGGCGGATACAACTGGATGTTCCGAACCCAAGTAACATATTTGTTGATTGCATCTGAATCAATCCTCGTCATAATCGTGAGCCTTTCTACTAACCTTTACATAAATCGAATCGTCTCTTTGCACTGGCGCATTGGCAAACAGTGGCGCTACAATCACAAATGCGTGCATAGCCACTGAAATAATAATAGAGCCGAAAAGAAAACTTAGTGCTAGAAACCCTAGCGTATTCAAAAACCAATCCATACTTACCCCTTTCGAAGAGAAGCGTTCATTTCAAGTTGTCGTTTGAGAAGGTTAGAAATCTGACCTTCGTCATAAGTGTCGCGAGCAATGATGTCGTAAATCTTCACGACCCTCTTCTGCCCACGCCTACGGATGCGCTCAACCACCTGCTGATTCATTAGGTTGCTGTCACTGTGAGATAGCCACACAATCGTAGAGCACACATCCTGCAATCCGTCAACACCCTCAGCAATCGCTGGGATGACAGCCACAAGATACTTTATCTCACCGCGTAAGAAGCACTGCTTGGCTACCTCTCGCTGAGTTTGGCTAGCCTTGCCAGACCATTCAAAAGCTTTCTCGCCAAGACGCTTCGCGACTAGACTAGCATACTTCTGTGAATCTGTCAATAGCAACATTGGCTCATCTGGATTGTCTTCGATGATTTCCTGCAATGCCTTGAACTTAGTTGACACAGCGTTGTCATCAAAGACAATCTCCTCATCAACAATGCTTGGCACAGCAAGGGTAATCTGGCGAAGGCGGATACGAGCAGCGATTGGGACTTCTGCGACCATCGGGTTCTCCTCTAGCCACACTACCAAGTCTCGCTCAAACTTCTCATAAATCTTGCGTTGCGCTGGCACTAGGTCAACGAACCTAGTCTCCTCAACAACCTCAAGATTGTGATTCGGCTCAAGTCGAATGTAACAAGGTAGCGACTTGACGAACGCGCCGGGAACGCGCTCGCCGGTAATCTCGACACCTGCAAATGGGCTGTATTCAGTCTTTGCAAACTTCTCAACCCACTTCCAGAACGACTTATCCACAATGTTAGTATCTTTCCACAGAAACCTAGTCACAGCCCAGAAGCCTTCAAACTTGTTGCCTGATGGAGTTCCTGACATTGACAACTTGTAGCCAGCGTTCAGCGTCTTGAGAACCTTGAAAGACTTGCTTGCTCGGTTCTGTGCGAAGTGACACTCATCCACTAGAGCCAGATGTGGTTTAGCCTTAGTCCAGTCCTTAGTTCGAAAGTATTCGCGACCAATGAAATACCAGCCAGCACGACCAGCGAGCAAGTCATTGTAAGCGATGACACCAGACTTACTGCTGTCAATCTTTACAATGGTCTCGCCATAGTTGTTCTGTCGCTGAATCGTGTCCCACCAACCCCAATAGGTATTTAGTGGTGCAATAATCAGCACAACCTTAGCATTGATTCTCTTAGCAACCTCAACACCCATAAGGGTCTTGCCAGTTCCCATCAGCGAAGCGTTCAGTGCGGAGCGAGTTGGTTCGCTTACCATCTTCCTGACTGCCATCTCCTGACGAGGCTCAAGCTTTAGCGGTGGCAGTTGGGAACGGCTCAAAAACCCTCCAGCGAATCGTAGTCGTCTTCATCATCTAGGATGAGGTCAGAATACAACTGCTTGATTCGGCGCTCTGCATCGTCAATGGTTTCGAAGTATTCGTTACCATTGGTTCTGCTTGAGTTGATGTAGACTTCCATCAGGTCATTGTCTAGCCTGATGTTGATGTTCCTGCCAGTCACCTGTGAGTAGTATTCCTCTAGTGACTCGGCTTGCTCTTCAATCTCTGAATATTGGTCAAACTCGTCTTCAATCATTTTCTGCCTTTCTATATTCTTCCATAACTAAGTCCCGGTATCCAAGTCGGTATAACTGAACCTGAATCCAAGCATCGCCGTCAACTGCTGTAAAGTTCTCGCCATCATCGTCAACCTTGAACACAGCGCTACCGCTAAGTCCAGTATCGCCAAGTGATACGACCTCAATCTCAAACAAGCCGTCAGAGAATCGTGTGAGCATCCAGTCTGGATGCGCTCCATCGCCGTTGCCAGAGATGTCTGCTGTTGCCTCTGAAATCAGTTTCCTGATTGTATGAGGGTCGCTTGAGCCGTAAGCAATGCCAATCTGACGAGCAGACTGACCACCGATAACGGCAGCACGAACGCTTGCAACAACCTCGGCGTGAGCCTTCTTGGTTGCCTTCTCAATCATCGCTTGCAGTTCCCTGCGAGCAATCAGAGATGCTTCACGCTCTCTCATACGAGCAATGCGAACCGCTTCCAGCAGTGCTTCATCGTTGTTGATTTTTCTTGACACTTTTATCCTCTCTAGTTATTGGGGTCGTAATCTGCGAAGTAGTCATCCCTATCCTCAGACAAACTGCTTTCGCGGTGAGTGTATCCACAGAAAACACATTCTATAGTGTAACTTCCGTAGTCATCGGTTGCAGTCTCGCCAGCCTCATTGTGCTTTTCACACTCATCGTTCTCGCAATCAAACTCATCATACGAAACCTCGCTGGAATAAATACCTGAACCCATCATTGAGCGTTCCATTAGTGCTCCTCAACTTTCTTTGGCGTGTAGAATGGTAGGCTTCGAACCCATACCGCTACCATAAAAGGCGCTTCGCCTTCTAGTAGGTAGTTGGTCGTGTTCCAGTAGTCGTGGTCTTCCCAGTCCTCTTCTTCCCAGTCCTCGGTGTCCAATAGATAGGCAACCACATCGTGGTGCTTCTCATCCATCGGAATCGCTAGAGTGCGATAGTTGCTCGTGTCAGTCGCATAAGTTCCCTTAGCGTCTTCCTGTAAGCGATATGCGCTCAGAGTTAGAATA